CCCGCGATAAACGTCTTCTTGTTTTGTTTCTCTATCTCTTTCAGAACTTCAAGTAGTTGCTCGAACCCTGTTTTGGTCCTCTCAACCTCTTCCCGCTGCCTACCGAGGGCCTCGGTCGCGCCATCTACTGGCGTTTTGAGTTTTGTGATACTCACGGTCAGCACGCGGTACATCTCATTGGTTTTGGATAACAGATCCAGTAGGCGGTCCTGCTCTTCGCCGGATTTTGCGGTAGCTAGAGCACTGGCGAACATGGCCTGGTTGAGCTTCACTGCCAACAGCCGCGCCTCTGCCTGCTCTAACGTCAACTCCCGTAGCGCGTCCTTCTGGGCCTGCCATGCGTCTGTCGTTTCCTTGACCCTCGCCTCCTGCCGTTCCTCTTGGTCAGACATCTCCCTAATCGTCTTGATGGCCAATGCGCCGTTTCCGCTTATGACAGCAAAGGCCAGCTTTGCGGCCTCGCCAAGATCACGCGCACTTTTAGCGGCCTGCTCCATTGCTGGTACAAGCACAATCAGGATAGCATTACCAAGGTCTATGGTTATGTCCCTCAGATCGCCCAACGCCTTCTCCAGACGGAACGCATCAGACCCGGCGATCTTGTCAAACGCCTCGCCCGTAGCGCCCGTCTTGGTGGCCATGTCCCCAAGGATCACATTCAGGTCGTCGCCAGCCGTACCAGCAAGAGCCAGGACCGGGATAAGTGCTTCGACACCACCAAAGAGTTGGGCAAGCTGGTCCGTACTTCCACCCGTAGCCTCTACCAAGGTGTCCATGAACCCAGCAAGACCCTGGGTCTCTAGTGCCGTAGCAGAGAACTGGATGCCTAGCGCAGCAGCTTGGGCCTGTGCCTCTGAGGTGGGTTTGACGATTGCCGCCATGATCGCCCGCAGGCCAGTGACGCTTTCGCGGGTGCTTATACCGCCCTTGGTCAAGGCTGCGGTAGCTGCGGTGAGCTCGTCTATACTGACACCGACCTGTGCAGCCAATGGTGCGACCTTGCCCAAAGATGCGGACAGTTCGCCGATGGTCGTCTTGCCGGCCTTCATGGCCACAAAAAGCGCATCGCTTACGTTCGTGGCCTCACCAGCAGCTAGGCCATACGCATTCAAGAGTGATGTAAGCCCATCAGCCGCCGTAGCGACATCAGTCACACCACCGACAGCGAGTTTATTGGCTACCGTCAGGATCTTCTGGGCTTCGGCCGCATCCTTCGCACCCGCAGAGATGACCTGGTACAATGCCTTGGCTTGGTCTACCGGGCTCTGATTAAATTCTACCGACAGCTTGCGCACCTCCAGTGATACCGCCGCCAGATCATCCGTATCAGGCAACAATGTACTTACCTCGGCCATCGCCTTATTGAACTCTAGCGCGGCCTGTGTCGCTTGTTTCAGTTCGCTTGTAATCTTGGCGAGTGTCGCAGCAGCACCGACCGCGAGGCCCAGATTCTTGATAGCCTTGGACGCGCCGGACACCTTCTTGCCCATACCTTCAGCGGAGTCACCAGTTTCTCTGGTCTTCCGCTTGAGCTTGTCAAGGTCATCACGCGCCTTGCGCGAGTCTACCGTTACTTCAATCTCTGCTAGTTCGGCCAAGGTATTACTTCTTTCGGTTCGTCGTCATCTACTTCAGGGTTGCGGATCACGTTGTCCAGCAGAATCAAAGCCTCCACTTCCAGTGGTGAGGGTTGGGTGTCCATCAGCCTTGCCCACTCAGCAATCGTCCCATAGCCCAGCGGTGCGATCCCGGCCATAGACGCGCCAGAGCGCCCACAGAGGCCGTAGGCCCATTCCATGAGGTATAGCAGGGTGTCGGGTGGTTCAGGCCCCAGAAGTGCGTTAACCGCGTCCTGTGAGCCTTGCCGTGCCCGCACCTCCAGGTGTGCGCGTTGTGTAGAGCCATCATCGCCCTTTTGGTTCAGTAACGCTTCATGACGGACGTATCCCGCCAGATCATCTAGGAGGCCGAGGAAAAATCCGCGTGACTCGTTATCGCCTCCTGTACCTGATCGAGAATGTGGTCAGCCATACCAAGCACTAGCCGGACATTCTCCTGGGTACAATCGAGTTCTTTCTTCTGGTCTTCCCAGCCGTGCCAAGCTATGACAGCCGATGAGGCCATCTTTACCGCGCTTGCCTCAACATCAACCGCAGCCATCTTTACCCTTTTGCTCTTGAGCAGTCGATCAGTGGCCCGCCGTTTAGCGGCCTTGTACTTCTTGCTCTCAGAGCCAACTACGGTCATGGTGCTTTCAGTGCCGTCCATAGCTAGGTACGGTTCTCCGTCCTTCCGGTAGATTGTGATAACCACTCCTTCGTCATCAGCCGCTACCACCTTTTCCAGCTTCTTCAGATCCATCAGTTACCTCCCGTGTGGTCCCGCATCCCGCCACCGGCACGGCCCCAAAACCTCTGGGCGGTGACGGGACACAGAACCGTTTCCGTGCGTTTCTATCTAACCGTGCGGGTTAAAATGTGGGCAAAACCGAACAGTCGCCGAATATCGCCAGGAATAGCCCTGGCTTGCGTTCTGACGGCCTTCGACCTCTTGTGCTACCGCTAACACCTCTTCCCGATCCTCGTAAGTTCGCCAATAGGAATAAGGGTTTCCGGCGTGCTCCAAAAAGCTGGCACCATTCATGCTCACGGCGCTTCGCTTGAGTGGAATGCGACGATTGTGCCGTCATTGCCGGTGCTCGCGGCCTGTGGCCCGATCATCAGATCGAGCGTTTCGATCTTACCAGCATCGCCACCTGCGAACGGAGCCGAGAGTGCGGCGACCTTGGCTCGCGGGATATAGATGCCGAGACAGGTTTTGGGTGTAGACTCGCCCGCACTGCCCTGTAGGAGGATCGACACCTCGAACTCGGTTTCGGCATCGAAGAGGGTCAACATGCTGAAGTCTTCTCGTAGGGATGAAACCGAGCCGGTCACCGTCATGTCATTGTCAAAGATGTCCTTGGTGACCAAGCTCCCGATTGTTGGTTGGCCAGCCGCAGCTATGGCGAAGTCGAGATTGAAGCCCGTAAATTTTGTTACGTCCGCGCCATTGAATCTGATACTTGAGTCGTCTGCAATCAGGCCCAGTGTGGTTGTCAGCGATGGCGACGTGAAGTGCGGGCTCGCACCCACGGCCAGGGCGGTCCTGTCCATAGCCTCTAGTTGCCATGTCACCTGGACCATTTCGCCGGGGTTCGCTGTCAGGTTGAAGCCGATTATTCTGGCACCAAGATAGACCTGAGACAGATCAACATCGGTATCGTATTCCTCGACCTGATAAGTGCGGCGGGTTGGCGTTGTGCCCGTGATCAGCTTCCGAAGGACACTCAGGGTACCCGTACTAGCTGCCGAAGCGTCTACCGTAAAGGTGGCGGGTGGAGTGCTGATGGTCAGTGAGGTAACCGCCGTGACGCGGGTGTTCAGATCGTTGTCCGCCGTTTCGTCGTGGCCGGACAGCCGGAAGATGTCGCCGACCCTGATACCCTGATCGCCAACCCAGTCACCAGCAGCGGCCACCACCTCATTGGTCCCAATGGTGACGGTGGTCATGGTCGCAAACGTAATCGACGTTAGCGTTGTCCATGTGCTACGGGTGATACCTTCGAGCAGGATGTCGGTAGCCCCGCCCGGTGTTAGCTCGCCCGCATAGCTGCCGGATTCTGTGATGAACCCCGTCCGACCCATTGTCCTGAGCCCGTCGGCGCGGTTCTCTTCGGATTGTACTTGGGCGCGGGTGTGTTGGATTCCCGGCGAATCCACAATCCTGATCTGTGCCGCCCCGGTCGTGGTGGACATAATGACACCTTGTGTCACCTCCACCTTAATGGCGGCCAGCACGTTCTTTCCTGTCTGGAACGTCATGGTCCATCTCCTCTAAATAGAGTTGGCCGTCCTAATACGGATCGGCACCGATACAGGAACCACACCGAAGCCCGGCGTAGCATCCTGAAAGAATTGTCCTACAAATGGCGCAACATCACTACGGACAACGGCACTGGCATCGGCCACCGTAAGTGATGTGCCGGGCGCGAACAGTGTCAGCAACGCATCCGAATAAGAACGGGCCGCACCCATACCCGTATTTGATGGCACAAAAATCTTCATTACGTACAGCGGCAAGATTTCCAACTGTCCCAACGCCCCGACGGAAATCTTCGTCATTGGGCCGGGGATGTATTCTTCTTGCACGTAGGGTGAACGGTTTGCCGGGTCCAGCGGTTTGTTTTCCCATGCCCGCTGTAGGGGTAAGACAACCTTCAGTACCCTGGAGCCAGCCGCCTCAACAACGGTGCCGGGGCTAGTAATGGTGGCGGCGGTAACACTTGTTATCGTTTTAGCTGTGTTGTTCCCCGATTCACCAAAACCAACCCCGGTCACCTCCATCCCAGACACTATTCCATCATTCAGAAACGAACCACTTGCCCGTGCGTAGCCGGTAGATGTTGCTGATATTTGTACACTGCCCGTTGTCGCTACTTCTAATGTTAGAAGTTTGACCCGACATGCTTTGTTGGCCGCGTAGTGGTTAATCACGGGCTTCTTCCTTCACGGCCTTGTCCAACAGCCTCTTGAGGGCCGACAAGGTCAATTTGACTGAGTGTGGCCCGCCCCCATGCGCGCCAAACCGCATCTTTCGTGGCGTCACCCTGGTCCCCCTCTTGGTTGTGTATGGTGCCTGTATACCTTCCTCAACAGCTCTCGCATAGCCCACCTTCTTGCCGTCAGGTCTTTCGCCTGTAGCTGTCAGCTTGGACACCAGTGGTTCGGGATGCGTTAGTTGCCAGGATGCACGGAGGTTGCCCGTGTCTTTTGGCTGGCCGGGTGCGGTTGTGATCCTGCCGGCCTCGGTGCTGTGTCCGAACACAATCGAATCACGTACCTTGAATGCTACATTGGCATGCGTGTCCAGTAGCCGTCTATTCAGCTTGGCTGTGATCCGTGCCATATCAGATTTAAAACTCATCGGCCTATTACTATCCTTGCGGTGATGACCACACCATCAGGGGCAAGTGTCTCAACGCTTCTCACTGTGTACTGGACATCAGCCCAGGTGACCGTCCAGCCCACACCAGGCGCATCATCGCCATAGGTCCCGGGTGCGTAGAACAGTGTTGGTGCTTCTGACTCGATCAACGCAAGTGTCCTATAGACTTCAGGGTCACCTTTCACCTGCATTGCGTTGCCGGACAAGGTTACCGTGACTGGTGTAGTGTCCGTGTCTGTAGCGGCGTCATATGTCCAGGTCGTATTCGAGAACGTGATAGCCATTATCTGCCCGCCTCGCCAAGATCGTCTAGTGCTCCAGCATGCTCTTCCGCGAAGTCTTCTACTTCACCTATGTCAGCCAATGCTCCGGCATGCTCTTCCGCAAATCCTTCGGCCTCACCTATAGCGGCTAGTGCGTCGGCATGTTCGGCAGCGTACTTGCCCTGATATGCTCCTGATGCAGAAAGCGATAGTGTGGTTGAGGATGTGCCATCGGCACTTGTGGACATCTGGACAAGTGAGCCCAGCACAGCAGAGGTTGTCGATGTGCCATCGGCCCGCGTCGTGATGGGCGTAAAGCCAAGCCTGTCCAGTGTTACAGACGTTGTAGCTGTACCGTCGGCCCCGGATTCGAGCGAACGGACAGCGTTAAGCGTTGC